TCGATATTGCCGATATTGCCGAGGTAAATGCCCATTACAGCGTCACCTCGCTGAGCGCCCCAGTGCCTTGGAAGTTGATTTGCGCAGAGCCGACCTCGCCGACGCTGGCACCAAAGCTCACGCTGGTGATGTAGGTCGCCAGCCTTACGTCGTGGTTGGTGTTGCCTTCCACCAGCCGCAGCCGCATATCCACAGTGTCACCATCGCTGACGCCGCCGATGCGTAGCACCTTGCGCAAGGCAGTGGCGGCATCGTTGCGACCGGTGCCATCGTTGTAATACAGCAGTGTGGCGCTACCGCTAAAGTCCTGCACGCCAGGGGCGTAGGTGCGTTGGCTGTCGCCGAGACTGGTGGTTTCCAGCATCTCAAGGTTGCCGGTCAGTGACCAGTTCGTCACCTTAATCTGCTCTACGCCGTCCAGCAGCAGGCGGCCATCTTTACCCGTAAACGCCTTGGCCATCAGAGCACACCAATTAAGCTAACTCTAACGCTGCTTTTGCCAGCCCTAACGGCAGACACTTGTGGCTCCTCGTCATAACGCCAGCGGTTGCCCGTCACGGCGTCAATTGCTGTACGGTTACCGCTCCAGCCGCTGGCATACTCTTCGGGCAATGTGAATGTCTCGAAAGTGCCAAATACCTCGTCGTAATGCGTCAAAAACTGCTGGGCTTGGGTGTCGCCAATGTTGTCGTAGCTGAGCTGAATTTTCATGCCGGTGCGCTTGCTGCCATACAAAATCCGGATTTCAGCGCCTGACTGCGCCGTGTAACTCTTGATTGGCCAGTTACCAGCGGAAAAATCCCGACTGGTTGGCCGCAATGCAGGGAATGCCATCAGACCGGACCTCCTTCTCCAATAATGTTAAAGGCGCTGCTGCTGAGCACATCTAACGCAATTAGGGAGCGGTTGTTGGTGTCAACAGGGAAGTTGGTGGCTTTGACCGTGACGATGCCATCCTGGTCAATGTCCAGTGCATCCACTTGGTACACCTGCTTGGTAACGTTGCTGGACACCACTGAAAACACGCTATTGCGCAGATTGGTTGCAATGCCGCCAGCAATGGTCAAGCTGGTGCGTACTACCTCAGTGCTGCTGCGCTCCCAAGCATTAACGGTGTAGGTGCCATCAGCCAGAGGCAGCACGCTAACCACCGTTCCGTCAGGCTGAATGACTCCGTTATTGCTGGGGTTGTAGGGGCTCATTTCGACAGCAATGGCGATGTAGTCACCTGGTGCTAATGCCAAACCGTAGGGCAGTGTCTTGAAGGTGATGCTGTGGGTGACATGCTTGCGTAGTGACAAGAAATACTTAGCCGCAAGGATGGCATGATCCACGTTGGAAACATGCGGTAGGTTGAACTCTTCGATGGGCAGGTCTGCGCTGCCCGATTGGTCGTAGCGAACCACCACGGTTTCTTGGCGCGTGAGCTGGTTCAAGGGACGGCGCGAGAAAATTACAGCCGCCTGGAACATCTTGCGCTCTTCCAGCTCTAGCCATTCAAGCCGGAAGCTGTCTTCGATGATGTTGCCATCGGTGAACATGGCGCTGATCTTTGGCGCTCCTGTCGTGATTTTGTAGTCGCTGCCAACAGGCAACGCAGGTGCAATTGACAACTTGCCGTTTTTAATTACGGCGTAGCACAGAAGCGATGCTGCCTTTTCGGAAATGTAACCGCGCAGGTTAATACTGTCAGCAATTACGTCATCAAAGAAGAGTCGATTAGCGCGCAGGTATCGGCCAGTTTCGGCAAGTTGGTCGCGATCCAGCAGCTCAGGTGAAATAATGTTGCCGACACCGATGTCCTTGTTGGTGGCTAGGTACCACACCAAATCCGTGAACAGGTTGCTGGCGCCGTTGCCACCATCAGTAAGCAACTCAACTTGCACACCTTCACGCATATAACACCGCAGTTGGTCTAGGGTCTGCAAGCTGTTGCTAGACCGCAGCTTAAGGCCGGTCATTGCTAAGTTATCGTACTCGATAACCGTATCTTCAGCAATACTTTCGTTGACGTAGACAATTTCGTGCTCGGGGCCGTTGTCGCAACTGCGTGTAATTAAGTCCCCGTAATGAGACACTTCGGCGATACCTGAGTAGACCTCAAATATACGAGTGGTCGATTGTGGGGTATCGAAGATTTGATACACCGCGCGCGGGGTCACGCGATAACGGAAGCCGTACTGAATACCTTCGAAAGTGGATGCATTTTTGGAAAAAATCTCTCCGCTAACCCATGTTCCTGCAAAGCTGACAACTTCTGTGCTTGTAATTTCCCACCATTTATTGCGTGGTGTTGTAGATAACGACCGTTCATAGGCCCGAAGGCGAATACGCATAATCGCGACCTTAGGGGCATCGCGGTCATAGGTCCAGGTTTCAATGGTTGTTGTGTAGCCAACGGGTAAGTTATCAAAGTAAGGATCTAGTCCTCGCGCAATTGACATGATATTGCTTAGCCTGTTCCACTCAGCAGCCTCACCGTTGTCGTTACGGAAAGCGCCTAGGAATTCAACGCCACTAACAACATCTGTCCATTGACCATACTGCAGCACACCGATTTGGTCCGGAATCACTACCATTTGCGAATGGGTGAAGTAATCTTTAGGTTTGATAAACTTACCGCGTCCTCCGATCTTAAATGTGCCTAGATAGTTTGTAACCGTACTCTCTTGGAATGGCGTGCCGGCACCGTTCAGCTCCAGCACATCTTCAAATTCGCCACCAGACTGCAGCGCAAAAATAGCACTATTAAAAGGGCGCATCCGGTATTCAAACATCTGGTTAGATGGGTGCGTAACCCGGATAAAGCTATAGATATCTTGTGGCGCTGTGCCACTTACTGCAAACAATCCCAGAAATATAAAGCCGTCGTTCCTAGTGGCATTTCGCGTAGCTTCGTTTTCAGCGGGCCTTACGTCAAGTGCAAAAAATGATGTGCGGCGGGCGTAGCTGGTATTGCGCCCTTCACGGACCTGAATGTCCTTATTGTTATTTTGATTTAGAAAGAAAGGCGCAAGTAACGTATTGAAATTAGTAATTCCATTAAAGCGTGTCCATACTTGTGATTTGATGCCCAGTTCTGTTACGTCACAGGGGCGGTTATTGCGAACGTGAGCAAAATCAACGCGAAGGATCGGATAGAACGCTTCTGGGATGTCGCGGTCGCCCCATATGGCACCAGGTTCGCCAAGAATTACTGGAGCAACTAATCCAATCTTGGCTTGGGTAGCGCTCCATGTTTCTAGGCACTTCATCTTGATAATGATCGGTGCGGCGCCGGGGGTAAAGATGCGATTTTCGCGCTCGATAATTTGCCATGTAGTGCGGCCGATCATATAAGTCTGCCCTCGCACAAGTGCAGCATCAAATTGTTCGGCTTCAGCATCCACAGCAGAACGCACATCATCGACTTTTACCCTGACCGATGCGCCGCCAAATGGACCAAACGGCTCCCTGTCTTGTCTGCCGTAGCCAACAACTACTTCAATGATGTCGCCAATTGCAACCGTGCGTTCTTCTGTTAGATTGCCGACGTACTGCGGATAACCGCGAACAGATTGCAGGCCGGGGTTAGGAACTTGATAGCCGTTGTGGCTAATCACACCAACGCGCCTTGCATAGTTGACGCCTGTACCAGGCATCCCGGCAAGTTCTGGCTTGCCTTGGATGCCTCCCCCAAATGGGTGGGTTTGCTGTAGGACTTGATCAACGTATTTGCGTTGATTGGTAATTACTTGCTCTTTGGCTTGAATTGTCTGAGATGCTAATGGCTGGCTTATTTCCCAGTTTGGGCGATACGGGGTTCCATTAGGGATGCCTTGGTACACGCCGAATTTGGTCTGGTTGGTTGGCGTGAACGCACCGCAGAAGCCGGTGTCCTCGACGCCTTGACTGGTCGGGGTGATGAACGCATTGTTTTGTGGTCCAGGGATAGCAGGCGTCTCTAACGTGCCGTAGCGCAAGTTCAATCCATACAGCCGGCTATTTGCTACTTGTGCTTCAAAACCGCCATTCCAATAGAACTGGAAGTCGCTTTCAAAAACGCCATCGATAGCATTGTTACCAAGAAACAAGCCGGAACGATCTGGCTTGGCCATAGGGCCTTGACCCGCTACAGCAACCAACTCTAGAACTTGAAAGCTGCCCCAGCTTTTAAGGCGTGACCATACCAATGCAGGCGAAATCAATACACCGCCAGATGTTTGCCCGGCAAGTTGAACGCGCTTGGTAAAGACGATCGGCACGGGAGTGCCGTAGCTGGCAAGATTTTGTGAGCTATCAAAACCACTGTTAGGCGAAAACCGAGACGCGCCATCAGCACCGCCGAGCTGCAGTTGCGTGACATCACGCTGCGCCTTGGGTTTAGGGGTAAGGAAATAGGCAGCAACTTGCAGGACAGCGCCAACTGCAATGCTGATCAAAGTTGAAACAAGCCAGGGCTCCAAGCCCGTGGCGTTGACATCCGGCACATGGTCATATCCCGCCGGCCTTGCGTAAGCCTTGTGCTGCAGGTGCCTTACGAACTCTTTGTACTCTTCTTCGGTGCAACCGAGGGAGTCGATAAGCTGCTTCTCGTACGGAAGCAGTACCGGGTCGGCAGATTGCCGATAGGGCACCATGCGACCGCCTTCAAATCTTGGTTGATGTACAGAAGGCCGGTCTGCCATGTAACTGCAAATGCCGCCGGATGCTGCTCAAGCAGCACTACATCTCCATCATAACTGGGTTTGTCTACCCGGTATCCCCAGGTCAGCAATGCACGCACAATGGTTCGGCGTGAGTCGGTGTACCAGCTCTGCTGAAACGGTGGGGCTTCAATGCCAAGGCCATCTAGCACCGCGTAGACCAAATGGATGCAGTCGATGGTGCGGCCGCTGCCGTCAGCGCCGTACTCGTAAGGTTTGCCGATCACCTCAAATTGACACGTGCGGTTAGCGGTAGCTTGCCAACCAGTTGCTTAGTCAGGCGTTTGCGCGGCAGGTCAGCGCCTACCGCATCAAGCACAGACGCCATGCGCAGCTCCACCTGCGCTTCGCTCCAGGAGCCGCTAACAATCTGAGCGGTGTAGGTGGACAGAATCCGACCATCTGCGATATTGGCTGGGTCAATCAGCATGGTCTGGCATGATGTTACCCATTGATCAGTGACGGCAGTTTCGATCCAGCCGCGT